CAATGCGGATGGAACATATTCGCTGCACGAAAGTGATGGATTTGAAAATGTGATTGCAAAGATTAAATCAAACAGTCCACCACCAAACAATCCGTATAACATGAAGAGTGTCGCTATCCAAATTAAGGATTTGTTTCAAATTGATTCAACTTTCCGTGGTTTAAATCCGACAGGAAAATGGTTTGAAAAAAACGAAGGACCTTTTAATGAAGTCATGGATGATTTACATCCAGAGCAATTTAAATCTCCAGGCACGAGGACCAAAATTAGACAGGAGGCAGGTAGGGGACAATCTATAATAAAACCTGTTCAGTTTAGTGATTGGACTCACGCAGCGACTTCGATCGGTTGGCCTTCGGGTGTAAAGGTTGGCACAAAGAGACCGTCGAGAATGAGTTTTGTAGAGTGGTCTGACCCAAGCGATGGAACAAACATTACAACCGTTTCAACAAATGGGAACAAATTAAAAGAAAAGGTTAGTCTAGAGTTGTTTGAAATGTTTTTGGATGGCAACCTTAATATGACGAAGGGAGTTAAGTTGTTAATGAAAGTCAACTCTCCAAGTTCTAATCCGATTGCGTTAAACAAACAAAGAAAGGATTTCACAACTGAAAAAATAGACGCCCTCAATAAAAAACTAAAGGCGCAAAAATTTCCAGAAATAAAGGAGTGTTTTTGGGTACAACAACTGAACCACCCAAGTGACAAGGGAATGCATTTTGGACAAAACTCTTCTGGATTCATGGAAGAAAAATAATACTTGACAAACAAGAAAGCATTTAGTATAGTATAGAAAGTTGGTCGGGAGATTTGCCGACCTGCTATAGCCAAACGTGCAAAAAAATAACATACCATAGGAGGTAATAAAATGGCACTTAATTTAGATCTAATGAAGCAGAAGATGGATGCTTTAAATGGCAAGGGGGATAAAAAGAAGAATTCTTTTTGGAGACCTCAAGATGGAGAGAACAACATTCGTATCGTCCCAACAGCAGATGGGGATCCCTTTAAGGAGCGATTTTTTCACTATGGTGTCGGGGAGCAATCATTTTTGTGCCCAAAGAGGAATTTCGGGGATGATTGTCCGGTTTGTAACTTTGCAAACCAACTTTGGAATGAGGGAACAGAGGAAAGCAAGCACCTCGCCAAAGGGATGTTTGCAAAGCAAAGATTCTTCTCACCGGTTCTAGTTCGCGGAGAAGAGTCCGAAGGTGTTAAGGTCTGGGGTTATGGAAAACTCGCTTATCAAAAGTTACTTGGTATTGTTCTTGATCCTGATTACGGTGATATTACTGATCCTGAAGATGGCAACGATCTTAAATTGATGTATGGTAAGCAACCAGGCGCATCTTATCCCACTACTGATATCCGTCCGCGACCAAGAAAATCAGTTTTGTGCGATGATGCTGTCGGTGGCGATGAGAGGTGTGCAGAATTGCTTGAAACTGTTCCAAAGTTTGAAGGACTGTTTGAGAGAAAGACAACTGAGGAAGTCCAACAGATTTTGGATGGACACATGGCATCTGAATCTGGCGAAGACCGCGAGGTTGTTCGGGGAGACTTCAACAACACAAATAACACAAACCAAAAGCAAGATGCCGTTACGGCCGCTTTTGATGAATTGCTTAAGTAGGGTGCAGTATGGGGAAAAAAGTGACAAAATTAAAAACCGGCGCTTTATCAACTAAGGATATTATATCATCTTTAAACAAATCAGTCGGAGACGTTATAGCATATAATTTGGGAGAGGAAAATCCAACATCTGTGAAAGAGTGGATTCCAACCGGGTCTCGTTGGTTAGATTCTATAACCTGCAAAGGTAGACTAGCAGGGATTCCTGTAGGCAAGATTTCTGAAATTGCAGGTCTGGAGGCAACCGGCAAATCCTTTATGGCCGCACAAGTTGCAGCAAATGCCCAAAAAATGGGACTCAGAGTTGCATATTTTGATTCTGAATCCGCCATCGACCCTGACTTTCTTAGACGCGCCGGGTGTAACGTAGACGATGAAGAGAGGGGTCTGATTTATATTCAAGCACACTCGGTCGAGATGGTGATGGAGACCATAGAAAATTTGCTTAAAATGCCAGAAAGATGGTTGTTTATCTGGGATTCCTTGGCGTTAACGCCATCTGTTCATGATCTGGAATCGGACTACAACCCTCAATCCTCCATGGCAATGAAGGCAAGGGTTCTTTCGAAGGGTATGCCTAAACTTGTGCAACCTATTGCAAATGCTGGTGCTACACTTTTGGTCTTAAATCAGTTGAAAACTAACATTACAAGATCTCCATCTGAAGCGCTTACAACCCCTTACATGACACCAGGCGGCAAGACTCTGCCTTATTCTTATTCTTTGAGGATTTGGTTGACAGGACGAAAGGCAAAAGCATCTTTTGTGACAGATGAGAATGGTTTCAGAATAGGATCAGAGGTAAAATGTAAGATAGAAAAATCCCGCTTCGGTTCAACTGGACGAATGTGTAATTTTAAAATCTTATGGGGCGATTCAGATATTGTCGGAGTGCAGGACCAGGAAAGTTGGTTTGATGCAATCCAAATATCAGAAAACTTAAAACAATCTGGCGCCTGGTATTCTCTTGTACATGAGGACGGCACAGAAGAAAAGTTCCAGAGAGCACATTGGTTAACAAAACTGCAAGATGAAAAATTTAAGAAAAGAGTCTTGCAAATCATGGACGACGATGTTATAATGAAATTCAGCAACAAAACAGGAAAAGCATCAGATTTCTATGATCATGAAGAGATCCTTCCACAGACCGACGAATAGATAGTTGGTCCGCCCCTGGCACACGCCAGGGGCGTTTTTTTACTAGGAGAAGAAGTTGAAAAGATTGATGATTGTTGACGGACAGAACCAGTTTATGAGATCTTACATTGTTAATCCAACATTAACACCTCATGGTGATCCTTGTGGTGGTGTTGTGGGGTTTTTGCAAAGCATGAATAAGTTTTGTAATACAATATGCCCCGACGCCATAGTGGTTGTATGGGACGGTCAGGGTGGTTCCGCCCGACGTAAACTACAGAACAAAAATTACAAGGCAGGCAGAAAACCTCCAAAACTTAATCGTTGGGGTGGTGATATGTCTAGAGAACAATTAAAGACAAATCAGATATACCAGCAAGTAAGAATTGTGGAGTATTTGAATCAAACACCAATCATTCAGTTTCGAGAACCTCAGGTTGAGGCGGATGATATTATTTCTTACATAAAGTCTATGTCAACTTTTCGTGATTATCAAAAAGTTATTATATCCAGTGACAAAGACTTCATACAATTGTTGGATGATAAAACAGTTTTGGTTAGACCAACTCAGCATGAAATACTTAATACCAACAGGATTTTGGAGGAGCACAAGATTCATCCTAAGAATTTTGCTTTAGCGAGAGCGCTTGTTGGTGACAAGAGTGATAACATAGAGGGGTTGAAGGGGGTGGGACTTAAAACTGTTTCAAAATGTTTTCCGTTTTTGTCAGAAAACAAGGACTACTTTTTGAAGGACATTAAACAGCACGCAGAGAGTGTTGAATCAAATTTAACGATATATCAGAAAGTTATTGAAGAATATAAAAAAGTATGCGATAATTACTCCATAATGCAGTTAAGTACACCGCTTATTTCTGCAAAGTGTGCTTACGGTGTTGAGCGAAAGTTCGAAGAATATGAACCACTTTTTAACAGGACGGAAGTCAACAAAATGATGTCAATTGATGGGTTGACATCCCTTAGAATTGAATATATGACCACTACATTTAATTCAATGATCAGCGATTGGAATGGATTTTAATGCAAGAACAGAAAAGGGACTTTTCAAAATTTGGAAAAAGTTTTCAAGAAAGTTTATGCCACTTAATGCTCGATGATCGTCCGTTTGCAGATCAGATATTTGAAGTCTTTGATGTAAATTTTTTAGAACTGACTCATCTTCGTGTATTTGTTAAGAAAATTCAACAATATAAGAAGAAGTATGGAATACACCCAACAAGAAAAATAATGACTAGCATCATGCGCACTGAACTCTCAGATGAGCAAGACTCAGTGCAGAAGATGCTAAGAGATTATTACGCCAGGGTTTTATCTCAGGAAGTTGATAAAAAAGAGTCTGAATATATCAAGGATACCGCTCTTGATTTTTGCAAAAAGCAAAAACTTCAAGAAGCGATGATTAAGTCGGTCCCTCTTTTGCAGAAGTCCTCTTTTGATGAAGTGGCAAAAATCATAAACGATGCCCTGAAGTTGGGCACATCAAATGATTTGGGTTACGACTACATGGTTGACTTCGAGCGAAGATTTGAAAAGAAGTCAAGAGATCCTGTTTCAACCGGGTGGGATCCCGTAGATGGCATATCCAAGGGTGGTCTTGGAAAGGGTGAGTTGGGTGTTGTTATAGCACCAACTGGCGCTGGCAAGTCTATGGTGCTTGTGCATTTGGGTTCCGCCGCCTTGATGGCGGGAAAGAACGTGGTTCATTATACATTAGAACTTGCAGATACAGTTGTAGCAGGCAGGTATGACAGTTGTATTACCGGATATCAGCTCAACGAGTTGAGGGTGTACAAGGAGCAGATTTATGACCATCTTAGGGACCTGCCAGGTAAGTTGATTGTAAAAGAGTACCCTACAAGGTCTGCAAGTATACAGACAATAAAGAATCATATCGAGAAAATGAAAAATCAAGATTTCATTCCAGACATGATTATTGTAGATTATGCTGACCTTCTCAAACCGGAAGGTTCCTCCAGAGAGGAAAAGAGGCACCAACTGGAGGCGATCTATGAAGAGTTGAGAGGTATATCTCAAGAGATTGGGTGTCCTTTATGGACAGCATCACAGACTAATAGGTCGGGTTTAAATGCAGAAGTTATAACCATGGAGTCCATATCAGAAGCATTTAATAAATGTTTTGTTGCAGATTTTATTTTTTCTGTGTCCAGAACTGTTGAGGATAAATCCGTCAATGGCGGCCGCATATTTGTTGCTAAAAACAGAAATGGACCAGATGGGTTGATATATCCGATTTTTATGGATACTTCCAACGTAAAGATCAAGGTTTTACCAAAGATTATATCAAATGAAGAGATGGAAAATATTGTAAAAAACGCTGCAAAAAGACAAAAAGAAGTACTTAGAGAAAAATACAACAAAATGAAGGGGGGTAATTAAAAATGAAGTTGTCAAGTGAAATATTATCTGATATCACTGTGCATATGAAATATGCTAAGTATGATCCTGAAAAACAAAGAAGAGAGACATGGCATGAACTAGTCACAAGAAACATGAACATGCACCTAAAGAAGTTTCCTGAGTTGGAATTGCAAATTAGAAAAAATTACAAAATGGTTTTTGACAAAAAGGTTTTACCCTCGATGCGATCCCTTCAATTTGGAGGTAAACCGATTGAGGTTGCTCCCAATCGAGTTTTCAATTGCGCATACATGCCAATTGATGACTGGAGATCTTTCGGTGAAGCTATGTTTTTGCTACTTGGTGGGACTGGTGTTGGGTATAGTGTGCAAAAGCATCACGTGGAAAAACTTCCAGAAATTCAAAAACCTAATTTTAACAGAACCAGAAGATTTCTAATAAATGACTCAATTGAGGGGTGGGCAGACGCAGTAAAGACACTAATTAGATCTTATTTTAATGGCGGATCTAGACTTAGGTTTGATTTCAAGGACATAAGACCAAAAGGTGCCGCCCTAGTAACATCCGGCGGTAAAGCTCCTGGACCGCAACCACTAAGAGAGTGTTTGGTTAAATTGGAGGGCATGCTTTCGGAGAAAGAGAATGGCGACAAGTTGAGTCCAATTGAGGTTCACGACATGGTGTGTCACATTGCAGATGCTGTGCTTGCAGGTGGTATTCGTCGAGCAGCACTTATATCTCTCTTCTCAGCCGACGATGAAGAGATGATTTCTGCTAAGTCTGGTAACTGGTGGGAGACTAATCCGCAAAGAGGGCGATCTAATAATTCTGTTGTGCTTTTAAGGCATAAAATAGAAAAAGAATATTTTATGAATCTTTGGGATCGCGTAAAAGCCTCAGGTGCAGGAGAACCAGGGTTTTATTTTTCAAACGATAAAGATTGGGGGACAAACCCTTGTTGTGAAATTGGTTTGAGACCATATCAGTTTTGCAATTTAACTGAGGTTAACGTATCTGATGTCACCAGTCAGCAGGACTACGAGGATCGCGTTCGTGCCGCTGCATTTATAGGGACGTTGCAGGCGAGTTACACTGATTTTCATTATCTTCGTGATGTCTGGCGACGAACGACGGAAAGAGATGCACTTATTGGAGTATCGATGACGGGAATCGCATCAGGCAAGGTTTTAGAGATGGATATGAACGCCGCTGCCAACGTTGTAAAATCTGAAAACGAACGGGTCGCAGAACTAATTGGAATCAACAAAGCTGCTAGAACAACCTGCGTAAAACCAGCTGGCACAACCAGTCTCGCTTTGGGTACATCGTCTGGAATACATGCGTGGCATGCTGAATATTATATTAGGCGAATTAGGGTTGGCAAGAACGAACCCATATATTCTTATTTGAAAGAAAATCACCCTGATTTGGTTGAGGATGAATACTTTAGTCCTCACAATACCGCAGTGATTTCTGTGCCCCAATGCGCTCCGGAAGGATCAATACTTAGAACGGAGTCTGCGCTACAACTTCTTCGAAGAGTGAAAAAGATTACAGACGAGTGGGTCAAACCAGGATATAGAAAAGGTCAGAATACTCACAATATATCTGCTACAATATCTATAAAAGATGCTGAATGGGTTGACGTCGGAGATTGGATGTGGGAAAATAGAAACAGTTACAATGGGTTGTCAGTGTTGCCCTATGATGGGGGAACCTATACTCAGGCGCCATTTGAAGATTGTTCCAAAGAAACTTATGACGTCATGATGGATTCGCTTACTGGTGTTGATTTGACGCAAGTTGTAGAAACTGATGACAATACAGACTTAAAAGGCGAAGTTGCCTGCGCTGGTGGCGCTTGTGAGGTTAAATTCGTATAAATGATAACTTTAACCGAATCTGCCGCCAATAAAATGAAGGCAATGCTTCTTGACATTGAAGACAAAACTGGCGTTCGCGCCGCAGTTCAAGGCGGCGGATGTTCTGGTTTTACTTACAGGTTGTTGTTTGATAATAAAGTAGAGACCGATCGCACAATAGTAGACAAAGACGTTGAAATTTACGTTGATTCTAAGAGTTATCTGTACCTTATGGGAACAGTGATCGATTTTGTTGATGAATTGAATCAGTCTGGATTTAAGT